CAAGGATGAGGTTCGCGCCCAGCTCGGCGATGTCGCCCAGATCGCAGTTGACACGATCGGCATTGGCTCCGGCGTGGCCGACATCCTGCGCCGGGACTACGGCGACATGGTGGTCGACGTCAACAGCGCGCTGCGGATGTCCGATGGCCAGCACTACAACCTGCGCGCCCGCATGTGGCGAGACATGCGCGAGTGGATCAAGGCCGGTGCCTCGATCCCCAACGACTCCGACCTGGTAACCGACCTGACGGCGCTGCAGTACGGCTACAAGGGCGGCGAGCTGCTGCTTGAGAGTAAGCAGGACGCGAAGAAGCGGGGCATCAAGTCACCCGACCGGGCCGACAGCCTGGCGCTCACGTTCGCATACCCGGTCAAGAAACAAGACGACTGGCAGGTCCCGACGCAGCATCACGCTGCTTGGGAGGCTCTCGACTCCGTCACCGGCTACTAGTAAGACACATGAACCAAAACGACTTCCCCCCAGAGATCGCGATGATGGTCGGCGACGACGTCATGACGCAGGAGCAGTACGACCAGCGCAGCCGCCAAGAGGTCGAGAAGCTCCACGGCGTCTTCACCAAGATGCGCGACGACTGGGTCCAGCACCGCGCAACCAGCGACGTCGAGAGGCGCTGGCGCAGGAACGCTCAGCTCTACTTCGGCAACGACAACCGGTCGACCGGTGAGTTTGAGAACACGCTGCGCAACGGCCCGCCGGCTCGCAAGGTGGCAGAGGGCAACCGCTCCCGGGTGGTCATCAACATCGTGCGCCCCAAGGTCGACCAGGCCATCGCCCGCATGTGCGAGATCCTGTTCCCGGTGGACGACCGCAACTGGGGCATCAAGCCCACGCCGCTGCCCGAGATGGCCGGCATGGTCGGCAACCAGGCCCAGACCGTCGACCCCGCCACTGGCCAGCCCACCGGGCTCACCGCCGACCAGGAGGCCAAGGCCATCATGGAGGCAGCCAAGGAGGCCGCCGAGGGCATGGAGCGGTCAATCGACGACAGCCTGACCGAGAGCAAGTTCAACGGCGAGTCGCGCAAGGGCGTGGACGACGGCATCCGCCTGGGCACCATGGTCCTGTACGGCCCGTTCCCGGCGCGCCAGACCAGCAAGGTGTGGATCCCGCAGGCCGACGGCACGCAGGTGCTTCAGGTCAACGAGTCGATCGTGCCGGCCAGCATGCGCTGGGACCCGTGGGACACGTTCTTTGACCCTTCTTGCGGCAACGACCACCAGCGTGGCCGCGGCTTCTTCCTGCGCCGCAACGTCAACCGAAAAGAACTGCGCGGCCTGGTCGGCCTGCCCGGCTACGACGCCGACGCGATCCGCGAGGTGCTGCGCTGCCCGGCCACCAAGGTGCGCGTGGCCGAGGGCCGCGTACTGCGCGACCAGGTGCGCGACGACTCCTACGAGATGTGGACCTACCACGGCGAGATCGAGCCTGAAGAGATGGAGCTGCTGTCGTCTCGCACCGGTGGCGACCCGCTGACCGACGTCACCTTCGGCGTGCTCATAATCGTCAACGACAAGATCATTGGCGCGATGGACTCATGGGTGGTCGACAAGACCCTGCCCATCGACGTCTGGAACTGGCGCAAGGCCGACGACTCACCGTTCGGCTACGGCATGCCGGACGAACTCGAGCACCAGCAGCGGGTGGTCAACAGCGCCTGGCGCCAGGTGATGGACAACGGCAAGACCTCGCTGGGTGGCCAGATCGTCATGAAGAAGGGGATGTGCATCCCCCAAAACGGCAGCTACGAGATCACGCCCAACAAGATCTGGCTGGCCAAGGACGACCTTGAGGACGTGCGCCAGGCGTTCAGCGTCTTTGAGTTCAACTCGCACCTGCAGGAGCTGCTCGCGATCGCCCAGGCCGCCATGTCGTTTGCCGACATGGAGACGAGCATGCCGCAGATCATGGGTGGAGAGCAGGGCAGCGCGCCCGAGACCGTGGGTGGCATGGTCATGCTGTTCAACAACGCCAACGCGGTGCTGCGCCAGCGCGTGAAGCTGTACGACGACAACGTCACCAAGCCCCACATCGGCCGGTACTACGACTGGAAGATGGCCAATGACCCGGACACCAAGATCAAGGGCGACTTCGAGGTCGACGCCCGTGGCTCCACCGCGCTGGTCGAGCGCGACATCCAGAACCAGGCCATGCTGAACCTGGCCAGCATCACCAACAACCCGCGCTACACCCCGCACCTGAATGAGCGCGAGGAACTGAAGGCGATCCTCAAGGCGTTCAAGGCAAACCCCGAGGAGATGATGAAGCCCGAGGACCAGGTGAAGCAGGAGATGGATGCCGCAGCCCAGCAGGGCGGTGCGCAGGACCCACGCATCGAGGCCGCGCAGATCAAGGCCCAGGTCGACATGGCCAAGATCGAAGACAACAAGGCGGTGCGCGAGCTGCAGCAGCAGCAGATCGCCTACAACCAGCAGCGCGAGCAGGGCGAGTACGACATCGCCATGACCGAGGCGAGCATCGACCGCGATGTGACGCTGATCAAGCTTGACCAAGACGCGACGCTAACTCGCGAGGGTATCGCCGCCAAGGAGCGCCTGGCGCTGGTGAAGATCGACAGCGATCGCCAACTCTTCAACGCCGAGGCTGCCATCAAGGTGCGCCAGGGCTCCGGCATCTAGCCGTCAAATATCACAATGCTTTATCATCTGCGCGGGGTCGCGCTTCGATTTTCTCAAAGGACCTGAATCATGCCCAGTCTCTACATCACCGAATACTCAACCGAGGGCGTGGACGCCATGGGCAAGACCATGCCTGCCGCGGTTGAGCCATCGATCACTGTGCAGAAGGTCACCATCGGCGAGACGAGCGCTCAGTCGGCCGTGCTGAATGCGCAGACGACGCTGGTTCGCCTGCACACCGATGCGGCGTGCCATGTGGCTTTTGCCAGCGAACCGACCGCAACCACGGGCAACATGCGGCTTGCGATTGACGGCACCGAGTACCTGGCCGTCAGGCCAGGCGGCAGCGTCAAAGTCGCAGTGATTGCGGGGTGAGTCTATGTTCGGGCTAAGACTCGGAAAACTGGGTGCGATCGCACGCGCAATAGCGTCGTTCTCGTTCTCCCCCGCCTCACTGTTCGCCGCTGGAGAACCCGGCGCATGGTACGACCCGAGCGACATTGATCGGTACATGACCCCGCTGGGGCCGGAGCTGGTGAGCAATGGGGATTTCTCGGCTGGCACTACGGGGTGGAGTGCAAGCGGTGGGGTTTTGGTAGCCAGTTCCGGCAAAGGATTATTCACAAAAAATGCTTTTACTAGTGCCGGCATTACGATTGCTGCGGCGCTATCTACAGAAATAGGTAAAACGTATGTTTTTAGCGGTACATACGAAAAAGGAACGACAGCGACCAACGGCTTTTTGTGGGTATCAAATAATGGCGATGGGTCAAGCTATTACTCGCAATCGCCTTCTTCAGATGGCACGCTAGTTGTTAATTTCATAGCCACTGCGACCACGACATATGTTGGTTCGCGCAGCGACTCAATGACAGCAAACACTACCTACTTGATCGACAACATCTCCGTCCGCGAACTCACGGCCATTGACACCGCCACGATGTACCAAGACGCAGCAGGCACAACGCCAGTAACAGCAGTCGAGCAGCCTGTCGGCAGAATGTTGGATAAGTCAGGCAACGGCGCTCACGCAACGCAATCCACTGCGACGAGCAGGCCGGTGCTGAGTGCGCGGGTGAACATGTTTACTAAGACTGAACAGTTTGATGATGGGAGTTGGTTTAAAAACGCCCACACGATTACCGCAAATGCCGCAATAGCACCCGATGGGACGATGACGGCAGATAAGCTTGTCGCTGTAAACGGCACAGACCCCAACCAACCTAGTAGCAATGGCATGTACCAATCAATTTCTTTGATTGCCGGCGTGCCCTACTTAATATCTTTTTACGCAAAAGCGGCAGAGTTTAATATTCTCCGATTTAGAGATGGCGCGCAAACCGGGGCATTTCTTGATTTCAATTTAACAACTGGTGCAATTACTAATGGCAATGCCTCAAGATTTATTTCGCCCGTGGCCGAACCCGACGGCAGTGGTTGGTATCGAATTTCTTTTACTACTGGCTCGATAACATCGTCTGTTGCTTATCCAGCAAGGATCGGCCAAACCGGCGACGGCACCTCCGGCATCTACATCTGGGGCGCCTCCTTAGTCCCAGCCAACCAAGCCTCCCTGCCATACCAGCGCGTCAACACGGCAACGGATTACGACACGGTCGGATTTCCCCACTATCTCCGCTGCGACGGCATCGACGACGGCATGGTCACCGGCACGATTACACCGGGCACCGATAAGGCTCAGGTGTTTGCTGGGGTGCGGACGCTATCAAACGCCAACTATGGCGGCGTCGTCGGCCTTGGTGCAACGGTCGGCGACAATGGGTCGTTCTTGTTTTGGCTCAGATCCGCAGGCGGAGGAGGCCAAATTGAGGCATACGGCAGAGGATCAACCAGTGCCACCTCTGGCTTGCAAACCGCAGCCTCTGCGCTGACCGTTCCCTCCACGTTTGTGTCAACAATTCAATATGACATCGCACAGGCGGCAATTGACGACGAGATAAAGCTGCGCCTCAATGGGGCGGCGCAGGCGTCTACCGGCTCCAGCACAGCGGGCACTGGCGTATTTTCAAGCGCGGCAATGAACATCGGCCAATACAACGGCGCAAACAGACTAAATGGCAATATCCACAGCCTGATCGTCCGCTTCGGCCCAACCCTGACCGAGGCACAGATCACGCAGACTGAGACATGGGTCAACGGCAAGACGGGAGCCTACTGATGCTTTCAATCTGGACAGAGATTCTTCCGGTGTTCATTGCCCGGTGGCTCGCAAAGTCTAGGTGTGAGCGTATGACTATGCACAATGAAACTTTTTGCTTAGCACGGCCAGATGTTTTGTTTTGGATCAAAGACAAAAAATGACTGACACCTACCGCACCCTGATCCTACCCGCCGCAGTCACACCGCTAGCCCGCGAGATCGCCGCAACCCTTTCGCCCGCAGGCGCTGGCATGTGGACAACCGGCCTAGCAACGACAGCAGAAGGCCCAGCCACGCACTGGATCAGCGCGGGCCTGATCGCGCCCGAGTTCGCCCTCATGGTTCCCGAGCAAGTCTGGGAGCAGGACGAAGACGGCGCATGGACACAGACCGGCAGCACGCCGGGCAACCCCGAGGCCGTTCACGCGGCCTGCACTGCTGCGGGCATGGAGGTCACGCTGGCGCAGGTTGATGCCGTGTTTGCTGTGTCCGATGTGACTGAGCAGGAGCCATTCACCGCGCTGGGCCGGCTGGGGTTGGTGCTTGTTCAGGAGCCTATCGATGGCGACTAAACCAAAGACCGCTGACAGGTCTTGCAGTAAAGCTATCACAATGATATAGTCCGCCTCGGGTCACTGTGTCCATCGGTGACCCCCTACTTTGATGAGTTGATTTGCAAGGGCGCCCCTAAACCGGGCGCCCTTTTTTATTTCCGGAGATCCGGCTTGAAACCAGAAGACTTCCGCACCCCCGCGTGGAAGCGGCTTGCGCAGACCATTCAGGACAGAGTGGATGAGCTGCGCAAGCTGAACGACAACCCGTCGTTTGGCCCAGAGAAAACAGCCCTGATCCGAGGTGGGATCAGTGAGCTGAACAAGATTCTCAGCCTGGCCGATGAAGCCAGCCTGAGTCCAGCAGTCGACCCTGAAGAACTCCTCAGCGTCGGCGACTCCGGCCAGTGATGGCCAAAAGAGAGACGACCACCGAGATGAACGTACAGGAAAGAGCCAACCAACAGGACGCAGCACAGAAGATCTGGGATCAACTTGAAGCTGAAGATTCGGGCCGCGCGCAGCCAGAGTCAGCAAGCAACGAGGATCCGCCAGAACCGCAGCCCGCTCAGGCCAACCCCGCTGACTTCGCACCCGCCTACCAGGCCGATGCAAACAAGGTCGGCGACGAGGTGGCACCGTCGAGCGAGCAGGCGCTCATGGACAAGATCACGGGACTGGAGAGCATGCTCGGCCAAGTCACGCAGCGCCTGAGGAATGCAGAGGGCCACATCGGTGGACTTGGCAGCCAACTGAAGCAACAGGTTCAGACGGCTCAACAGGTCGCCGCACGGGGGGGCGATGCGCCAACAGCCGGAGAGATCCGCGCCGCGCAGGCCAACCCCGAACAGATGAACGCCCTGAAACGCGACTACCCCGAGTTCGCGGACGCGATGGAGTCAGCGCTCAACGAGCGGCTGAGTGCAATGGAGCAGCGCATCGCAGCGCAGCAGCCAGCGCAGCAGCCCGGTGTGAGCTATGAGGAAATCTCCCGTCTGCGCAGCGAGATGGCGGTCGAGGTTCGGCACCCTGGTTGGCAGGATCGTGTACAGACGCCTGAGTTTGTTGGGTGGCTACAGCGGCAACCCAGAGAGGTACAGATGCTTGCGGCGAGCGATAGCCCGCAGGACGCTGTCCGCCTACTGGATCTGCATGGAGACGCATCGACCTCAGTCACGTCACAAAGAACGCAACGCCTGGCGTCTGCTGCAGCGATCCCCTCGGGGCGATCTGGTTCGAACACTCGAGCCAAGGCCGTCGAGGACATGACGCCGCAGGAGTACTGGGCTTACCTAGACCAGATTGACAAACAGAAGGCTTAAATCATGCAAACGTATTCCACTGTTCCTTCGCGGAACCTCATCATGGCCGAGCGCGAGATGCTCAAGCACGCCATGCCCATCAAGGTGCTGTCCACCTTCGGCACCCAGAAGCCGATCCCCCAGAACAAGACCGACACCGTGGTGTTCCGTCGCGCTCTGCCGATCGACGCTGGCACCAACGGCGCGCCCAGCATCACCACCAGCAACTACCTGATGCAGGAGGGTGTTACCCCCGGCTCGCGCACCATCTCGTACCAGGACGTGCAGGTCACCCTGCAACAGTACGGCGTGCTGATGAAGCTCTCGAGCAAGGCCGAAGCCATGTACGAGGACGACATCCCCGGCGACATGATCAAGTTGGTGGGCGAGCACATGGCATCCATCGAGGAGCTGATCTCCTACGGTGTGGTCCGCGGCGGCACCAACGTGGTCTTTGCAAACGGCACCGTCCGCACGGCCGTGAACACCGCCATCACGCTGAACAAGATGCGCCAGGCCGCACGTCAGCTCGAGAGCGCTCACGCTCAACTGGTGACCGAGAAGCTGGCCTCTTCCGTCAACTTCGACACCTCGGCAATTGAGCCGGGCTACCTGGTGTTCATCCACACCGACATGGAAGCCGACTTCCGTAACCTGTCGAGCTTCGTGCCAGTGGCCAAGTACGGCTCGCAGAAGCCCGTGCATGAGCGCGAGGTGGGCACGGTCGAGCGATTCCGCATCGTGACCAGCCCCTACTTCCGTCCGTTCTTGGCAGCAGGCGGCACGATCACCGCGGGCACGTTCCTGTCCAACGGCGGCACCACCGGCACCACTGCCGACGTGTACCCCGTCATGGTGGTGGCACAGGAGGCCTGGGGCCAAGTGTCGCTCAAGGGCATGAACGCGATCCAGCCGATCTACCTGCCTGCAAAGCAGATCACGCACGCCAACCCCATGGGTCAGTTTGGATATGTCGGCGCGAACTTCTACAAGAACGCTGTGCGCCTGAATGAGAACTGGATGGTGAGAATTGAATGCGCCGCCTCGGCTCTGTGATGAATGGGGGCTTCGGCCCCCGTCTTCTCCACAAAACATTTTTTTAGGAAATCGTCATGTCTAACAACCTCTCCAACAGTTTCGGCGCCACGATGGCGCTGGCCAGCGGCGCATTGGCCAACGGCACCACCGCCGGCACCATCAAGACGACCGTCGCGATCCCCTTCGCCCTGGACGGTCAGTTCTACAGCAAGGCCATCACTGACAACATCGCGATCGCCTACACCGGTCCCGACGTGTACCAGGCTCCTACGGGCGTGGGCTCCGTCAACGGCGCCTTCACCGGCGGCGTGGGCGGTGCGACTCGCCTGTATCTGCTGGCCTTGAACGCCGCAGGCGCCGTGTCGGTGACCCCCGGCAAGATCGTGAACACCGCCGACTTGGCTGCCGGACGCGTTTCGCTGGACTTCCCTGACGCGCCCTTCAACCAGTGCCCCTTCGGCGCTGTGCGTATCGCCGTGACTGCCAACACGTCGTTCATCCCTGGCACTACCGCCCTGGGCGCGTCTGGCGTGACCACCACGTACCTGAACCTGGCCAGCGTGCCAGCCATGCCGCTGACTGCCTAAGTCGGCCAGGGGCTGCCCACGGGTGGCCCCACCCCAATTTCATTTCGGAGACTGACCCATGACCAACCCCACCAATCGCGTGAACGGTTACGAACGCAAGAAGGGCCTCGACTCACACGACACCGACATCGTCGGCGGCGTCGAGACGATGGCCGAGGCCAAGAGCGGCAAGGGCATTGAGATCGATACCGACCGTGTGCTCAGCACCGACGCCATCGACCAAGAGTCTTTCATGCGCGACGAACTCGAGGTGTTCTTCAACGAGCCCCAGAACGAGAACGACGCGGCCTTCGTCGAGCTGAACGTGAACGGCGACTACCGCATGGTGGTGCGAGGCAACACTGCGATGCTGCGCAGGTATCACGTTGCTGTACTTGCGAACGCCAAGCAGTCGCGCGTGCGCCAGCGCAAGATCGTGGCGCCCGACGGTTCCATGGGCTTCCAGGAGGAGAACGTGTTGTGCCTCACGTACCCCTTCCAGGTCATGAACGATCCCAACCCCAAGCAGGGCGTGCCTTGGCTAAAGAAGCTCCTGCAGCAGCCAGCCTGATCCACACATGAACTACCTCCAGCTTGTGCAACGCCTGCGTCAGGAGTGTGCCGTCAGTGGCACAGGCCCGACCTCGGTCATCAATCAGACTGGCATGGCCGGTCTGCTGGTGAGCTGGACCAACGCCGCTTGGGTGGAGATCCAAGGCCTGCACAACAACTGGAACTGGATGCGAGAGCCGTTTGGTTTTGACGCGCTTGCCAACGTAGGCGAATACCTGCCTGCGGCGCTCACAAACACGCTGACCGGCCAACCCATGACCGACCTACGGTTCTGGCACAAGGAGACGTTCCGCTCGCAGCGCACATCTATCGGCTTGCAAGATGAGCAGTGGCTGGTCGAGTGGGAGTACCAAGTATTTCGAAACACGTACCGGTTTAACCTGCAGGTGCCAGGCCGCCCCGTGGTGTTTGCGGAGAAACCCAACGGCAAGGCAATCATGCTGGGCCAGGTCCCCGACCAGACCTACAGCATCACCGGCGAATACCAGGTGCGAGCGACCAATTTGGTGGCCGACGCCGATGTGCCTGAGATGCCGGAGGAGTACCACCTCCTGATCGTCTACAAGGCCATGCAGTCGTATGGCCTGTACGAGGCGGCATCCGAGGTTCTGAGCCGCGGCCAGATCGAATACCAGAAGCTGCTGACTCAGATCGAGCGCGAGCAATTGCCGGACGTCTACCTTGGCAACCCGTTGGCCTGAGGCAGAACGGCATGGCAATGGATCAACTTCCCCAAGTTCGATACGACCAGATCCGCATGGTCGGTGGTCTGGACCAGATCACCCCCACCCTGTCACTCACTTCTGGGGTCGTCCGCCGGGCGGCCAACTTCGAGTGCTCACTCAACGGCGGCTACACCCGTATCGCGGGATACGAGCGCTTTGACGGTCGACCCAACCCGTCTGATGCCCGTTACAACGTGCTGACCTGCACGTTGACCGGTGGCGTTGCGGTAGGCAACACCGTCACCGGCTACACCTCAACGGCAACAGGCAAGGTGATCGCTGTCAGCGGCAGCGACATCGTAATCACCCGCGAGGTCGGAACCTTTCTGATCGGCGAAGGACTGGTGGTCTCGACGTCGGTCGTTGGCTCCATCGATGCCATCGCGGGAGCGGTGGCTGACGGCCTTCAAGACGCCACTTACAAGTCCCTGGCTGCGGCCGAATACCGCACATCCATCACCGCAGTGCCAGGCTTAGGCGCGGTGCTGGGCGTGCTGTTCTTCAACGGTAACGTCTACGCCTGGCGCAACAATGCGAGTGACACGGCCGCGGTGATGCACAAGTCATCTGGCTCCGGCTGGACGGCTGTCTCCTTTGGCAGGGAGCTGTCGTTCACCGGTGGTATCGGCGAGATCTTTGACGGCCAGACCGTCACCGGAGCAACCAGCGGGGCCACAGGCGTCGTATCGCGCGTGGTGTTGCAGTCGGGCACATGGGGCGCTGGAACGGCTGCAGGGCGCCTTATCCTGAGTTCCTCGACCGGCACCTTTGTGGCGGCCGAGAATCTGCAGGTCGGCGGTGTCACCAAGGCGGTGGGTGGCGGCGCCGTGGTGCAGATCACGCTGGCCCCAGGCGGACGCTTCCAAGGCGTGGTCGCCAACTTCGGTGGCGGCCAGAACAACAAGCGGATGTACGTGTGCGACGGCGTGAACCGGGCCTTTGAGTTCGATGGCCTCGTGATGGTCCCGATCTCAACCGCGATGTCGCCCGACGTGCCCACGCGCATCGTCGTCCACAAGCAGCACCTGTTCCTCGCATTCGGCAACTCACTGCAGTTCTCCGGGATCGGCGA